AGCCACGCCCCACAGGGTCGGGGGCGGGAACTTGACCGGCACCAGGGCATCCTCGGTCGGGCCTGCATACAGTCCCCGGGTCTCCAGTACATTGAACACCACAACCGGGACGACCTTCTTCCGGCCAAGGGTGTCCCCGTCCTCGGCCCGGAGCTCCGGGTCCAAGGTCTCGACGGTGGTGGTATATGGGAGGCCGATTGATATTTTGCCTGCGGCCTCCGGTAGGTCAACCGAACCGTCCTGGGCGACGGTCAGGCCGCGAATGACCGCGCCGTCCGCCAGGGCGACAACACTCTCGCCTGCCAGGTGGTCGAGCCCGGTGACATGGGAAATCGGGTTTTCCGGGTCGTCGTAACGGAGGCCGCAGTCGACGAAGTAGGCATCCGCCAGACCCTCGCCTTGGCGGCGGCGGTTCTGGAACTCAACGAAATACCGCCCGCCCCGCTCGACCAGGTAATAGACATAATCCTCCTCGCCCTCGCGTATGGACGACACGGACCGGAACTTGCCCCCGGAGCTTTCGTGTTCGCTCCACGCCCATATCTCCTGCTCCCGCATATAGGTGAACGTCAAGAGCTTCCCGCTGGCAAGGCAAATCCAAATTGTGCTCCAAGGGGACTGCTGGTAGGCCCAGTCAACGACCGGGCTATCCAAAAGGTGACTGGCCAGAATGGAAACGTCCTCGCCAGAATAGCCGTCATCGTTAAGCTGATAGCGAATGTCCCGAACCTGAAGGCCGCTGTTCCCGACGAAAATGACACTGGAGCCGGACACCACCGGGGGGACTTCATTGGCCCCCCAATAGCTCTGGATATTGAAGCTAATCGAGGTCGGGGTAATCGCGTCGGAATTACGCCCGGCGGACATCAGAAACTCCGCGCCGCTGGTGAACATCAGCATGTCCCGCAAAGGGACGAAATGCCGTATCTCGTTCATCTGCCGGGAGTCCACCGTGGCTGTTATGGAGGAGTCCGCCCTTAATGGCGTGGCAACCGCCATGGAGTCGAAGGCCCCGGTCTCGGACATCCACACTGTCTGGGGCTCGCCGTTGGTACGGCCCAGGACCAGGCGCTGCTGGTAAATGCCGACCACCCCGGGATAATCCCCGTTCCCCGTTTCCGGGGGGTTCCCGAGGCTCCAGCCCGTGCCGGACAGGTAGGTGAACGCCGTCGTCCCGGTTCCCGGGTCCGGCACTGCCTTATACTGCCACGCGCCCCCGTCAATACGCCGATACACGTGGTAGCTGGCCGCCTGGAGAACCCGGTCCCATTTAACGATAGTCACCTTCTGGGTGGACACCGCGGCTTCCGATGCCGCGGACTCCACCCCGCCGGACGATACGGCGGACACCCGAACCTCGACGTTAAGGGAGCCGACCCCCAATGTCAGAACCAGGTTGGTCGGGGTCGGGATAAGCGTGAAGGGGTCGCGGTTCTCCTTCGGCCCGGTTCCGGGGTCGCCCTGGATGTTTGTGTCCTTGAACAGTTCCTCGTCCGCCGAGCCAATCCATGCGTAAAAGCCGTTGATGTTCTTGTAAACTTCGTAACGTATGGCCCCGTCCACGGGGGTCCACGTCAAGTCCACCCGCCCGCCCCTCGGCCACCCGGGCACCGTCTTGGTAAGAGCCGCCGAAGGCGCCGACTCCACGCCACGGGAGTCCACCGCAGCCACCTTGTAGCTAATCTGCGCGGGGACTTCATCCGCTGGGTCGAACCCGGGGACGGAATCATCGCCAAAGCCCACCAGTGTTGCGTTCAAGCCGGTGGGCGGGGAGATAGCCGGGATGAACGCCATGTCGGAAAACGTCCAGACGTGGTGGTCGCTCCGGACCAGTTTCTTCGGGGGGTGGAGGGGGTGCGTTATGAACATGGTGTCCGCCGACTGGGCGAACCGGAGCCCGGGCAAATCGGCGGGGTGGTAGGGGGTCTCAATCTCCGCCACCAGGCCCTCGGGGTCCGTCACCACGCCGCCGCCCTTCATAATCCGCATTTTCGCAAAGTGGGGGTCCGTGTCGTCCGGGTCGGGGTCGAAGAACGCCAGGACGTAGGTCTGCGACACCGAATAGGCAAAGGGGAAAAGCAACCCGGGACCGGGAAGCTCGTCGACCATCAGGGTTCCCGGGCGGTTGGACACCCCACCATGGGCATGAACCACGGCGTTTACGATACGTTTGCACCCGGAACTGTATTTCTGCAGGTCGGTCCGGGAATAGACCGCCGGGGAAATAGCGCCGGTCGTGAAGTTGTTCTGGTGTTTCCTAACGGTAGCCACCGAACCTGGCCTCCAAATAGGGGTTGTCGGACAGTCCCTCGTTCGACTCTCCGGCGGACAGGGCCGCCGCCTGGTTGACCTTGGTGCTGTAGACGTTGGCGTAATTCGCCATCAGTTCCACCGACCCCTTCACCGGCATTGCAAGCTCCGAGGCCAGTTTGTAGGTCAGGGCCTCGATGAACTTGTCGTCGAACTCCGAGGTGTCGGTGACATCGGCGATGTACTCCAGGGTCACCGCCTCCTCGTTTGAGAACAGTTTGCGCCCCCGGACGAGGTGGTGGGGGGAGGACCCCCCGAGGATTGCCACCGCGCGGAGACAATCCACGGGGAGGGAAAAAGCAAAGAGGAAATCATCCGGGGTTTCGTCGAGCTTAGCCAAGCGTGCCGTCCGGAGGGAAAAGTTCCATGTGTAGTCCCGGAGGGTCGCACGACGCGCCGGGTCATAGAACACCTTTGCCATGTTGGCGGGCACGGTTCCCTCGTCGAGACTCTGGATAGGGCTTTCGCCGATACGGGAAAGCGCTATGTTTATGATTTCCACTTTGCTAATCATTTAGCGCCCGCCTTCCTGCCCTTGCCGGGCTTGGCCTTGACTTCGGTATTGGACTTCTCCAGGGGGTCCTGGACAGGCTTGGCCCAACTTGGGGCCGGGCCGTCATACTCGAACTCGTCCCCGGGACGGACAAACCGCGTCCCCACCAAACCTTCAGCTTGGGCAAGATAGCGGGCCATAGTCACCTCCTTACAGGTCCTTGCTGGCAAAGGCGGTGACTTTTCCGGCGGTGGCGTTGGAGCCCCCAACCGTGTACTTCATGCGAACGTAGCGGGACAGGCCCTGGGGGACGCGAACACAAAAAATGCTCGCCCCCTTGGTCAGGCTGGCCCGGGGAACCGCGGGACCGGAGAGGACGGTCGTCCAAGTCGAGTTGTTGGCCGAGGTCTCCAGGGAGACCGTCAGGCTCGTGAGGGCGGCAAAGGCCGTGTCCACAACGACGTGGATGGTCAACTCCTGGCCGATGGCGTCGCCCGCCGCGCCGAGGTCAATCTCGTTGGTCGAGGTGGCGGTGGCCGTGACGGCCTGCTTGTTACTGAATACGAGGTCAGCGTCGAGAATCATGTTTCAGCCCTTTCTGTGATTAGGACACCAGGGTTTCGGTCGCCAGGAGGGTTTCCTGCTCGCGGATGGGGATGCCCCGGAAGTGCAGAACCGGGCGTCCGGAAATGTCCGCGTAGCTCAGGAGCAGGTTGGACTTGCTCTGGCACTGGAGGTCGAGGAGCGTGATAAGCTCCTTCCGCATGTAGATGGCGGTGCGGCTCTGGGACGATTTCTTCGGCAGCTTGTAGACCGCCTTGGTCAGGGTCGTCAGGATGTCGACCGCTCCGGAGACGTTGGCGATGGCGTCGGACAGGTCGACGTTGGCGATACGGACGGCGGAACGCCAGTCACGGACCACCAGGCCGGCATCCCAGCCGTAGTGGGTGCGGTGCGCCTGGAACTGATTGCCCGCGGCGTCCTTCACCGTGTGAACGCCGAGGTACTTCTCGGACAGGCCCGCCTTTGAGCCTTGCGGATACAGGCCGTGAACGCTGTCGGGACCCCACTGGATGACCCAGATGGAGGTGTTGTCCGAGCCTTCGCCTCCGCCGTCAATGACGTTGGTCTCGGAGCCCGAGGGGAGGCTCGTGTAGTAGTTGCAGAGGCCAACGGGTTCCGCCGGGAGGCTCGGGTCGCCGTAGAAGAACACCCGGGCGATTTCCTGGCCGAAGCCCTCGATGAAGGCGACGTTCTCACTGGCGAGATAGTCCGCCGCGCCCTGCTGGCCGCCGTTGCGACGGGCCAAATCGACCTGCTTGGCGTCAATCTCGGAGTAGATTTCAAGCATCCCGCAATGGGCCTTGATTTGCTTGGTCGTGCTCTTGCCGAGCGGAACACCGGCGTTCAGCATACGCCAGGTCGGGGTCGGAATGCCGGTGCGGATGGTCGTGATGTGGGTCACGCCGGAGTTGCATTCAATCCACGGGATGTCGTCCAGAATGGGGTTGGACTTGTTGAGAATCTCGACAATGTTCGAGATACTGGGGTCGCCGCTCCGGCGGGCGACATCCATAAGGGTCGGATAGTTGGCTGGCATCTAAGATTTCTCCTTTGGTTATGCCACAGGGAAGCGTTGCAGGTTGAGGTCCGGGCCCGGTGCGGGCGAGCCGTCTCCGCGAGGGGGCGAGTCCTCGCCCACCAGGGCGCCGATTTTCGTGAACACCTTGAAGAACGCCGGGTGGTCGCTCAACCAGGAGTCGGTGAACAGGGCTTTCTCATCCGGCTCCGTGACCACGGCCCGGAGGCCCTTCAGGGCCAGGGCACGTTCGGTCGCGTAGTTCTCGCGCTGGCGGACTTCCGCCCGCCACGCCTTGCGGCGCTCCACCAGGGCGGCCTGTTCGGCAACCTGCTGGTCCCTGACTTTGTTCGTGAAGTAATCGACCAGTTTCTGGGCGTTCGCCTGAGACAGGTTCATGCCCTTGAACATGGCAAAAACAGATTCCTTCTCCTCGCCCGCAAGCTCGAACCCTTCGGGCAAATTGAAGTCCTCGTAGCGCTCCGGGGCTCCCGCCTCCTCGGCGTCTCCCCCCTCCCCGTCGTCCGGGGTCAGGAGCGGGGCGTCGCCCTCAGGCTCCCCGGCCTCCGGGTTCAGCAACGGGGCGTTGTCACCTCCTGTCGATGCGGCATCCTGAACCGCCTCCGGGTTCGCTGGCTGGTTCGCGGATGTCGAGGTTGCGGTGGTCTGGTCCGTTCCCTGTCCGCCCGCCGCGCCGGTGTTATCCGGGGCCGGGGCAGGATTGCCCAGTTCGTTTGTCATCGCTTCAATCTCCTTCTGGCTTAGTTTGGGCGTTCAGCTTCATCAACTCGTTGTATTCCTGCTCCGCCTGAAACACCTGCTCCGGAGAAATCGCCTTGGCGTCGGCCAGAAGCCGCTTGCCAATCTCCTGTTTGGCGTTGAGGCAGTAGACCGAGGCGTTCATGGGGAACTCCTCGACAAAAACCTTGCAGTCCTCGACAATCAGCCGCCAGAGCAGGACCCGGGTGGCCGGGTTGGAAAGCATGACCTCGAGGGCGTTCCGATAGTGCTGCTGCGAAGGGGTCTCCGTCATAGCACCAGCCCTCCTGCAACGTCCCCGGTCAGGAGACGCTTCATGTTGGCCGGGTCGACATCATTCAGGAGCTTGGCCGAAGTCGCCAGGGACTCCCCGGTGGCCGCGCCCTGCGCCGCCGCCGCCGCCTGGTTCTCGGCATCGACCGCCTTCCGGTACTCGTCGTCCGGGGTGAAGATGCCCGCCCGGACACCAATCATGTTGTTATATTCCTTGTAGGCTTTCAGCGGGTCCAGGGCGTGGCGCACCTCCGGATAGACCGCCACCATGTTGCCGAGGAACTGGACCGATTGCTCAATGCGGCTCACGCCGACCGCCTTCTGGGCCTGGGACAGGATGGAGACATATTCAATTTGGGTGGCCCCGAGGTCGACGTCGGCAGGCGGGGGCGGTATCAGGCCCGCCTCGTTCGCCAGGGCGAAAGTCCGGGCAATCAGGGGGTCCAGAAGCTCGTAGTGGATACGTTCG